CATAGCGTTGTCAATAAAATGTTCAATGATGTTATCCAACATGTTAATCATGTCAAAGATAAACAGTTCATCGTCCTTCCACTCATCAAAGTATTCTAGGTTAACACTAGACAAGCAACACACTGCTGTGCGATCCTCACTGGTTGGTAGTGTGATCTCAGAGCATAGGTTACTCTGGCGTACCTCCAGCCCCATGTCCTTCTGTGGCTGCGGTAGAGCCTCGTTACAGCGATCTAGGTTAACAATGTAGGGTTCACCTGTCTCTGCTCTGGTGTGTACTAGCTGCCACCACAAGTCCCTAGCGGATACAGTCTTGACTGCCTGCTTAGACTTAGGGTCTATAAGTCTCCACTGATCATCAGACATGACGGCGGCCAGGAACTCGTCTGTGATTGTAATTCCATTGTGAAGGTTAAGGCACTTACGATTAAGATCGCCCCCAGTAGTCTTTCGCATAGCGATAAACTCTTCCACTTCTGGGTGACTGATGTCCATATACGCTGCATAAGATCCTCTCCGTGTTACGCCTTGGTTAAAGGCAAGCATTTGACTGTCTACGACATGCATGAAAGGTATGCTACCAGTAGACTGACTACCGTTAGCAGTTGAAACGCCATTACTTCTAACAGCACCCCAATATCCGCCCAAGCCTCCACCTCCACTTGCCAACCATATGTTCTCATCGTAGTGATCAGAAAGACCACGCCTTGAATCAGGAACATAATTGAGAAAGCAGCTAATAGGTAAACCACGAGTGGTTCCCCCGTTACTAAGTATAGGAGTGCTAAAACCGAACCACCCCTTGCTTGCGTAGTTATAAAGTCGCTGTGCAAGATTGTAGTCAGTATGTCCTTGATACGTTGCACCATAGACCGACGCTCTGGCAAATGCTTCTTGGGCATGTGTCTCATCTCCCCAGAAATATCTATCCTTCAGTGTCTCTAGTGAGAACACATTAAGGTTTTCTTCTCTGTCATAATCAATCTGGATACCTAAGTAATCCTGTACTCCTACCTTACTTGTCACTAGGGTGCTCCAGCATGTAACTAATCAATCGTTCTTCGTACCACCTAGCTTTACGTAGGTCTTCAATAGGACTCTTCTTGTATCTAAAGCGCCACATGTACTTCAAGGCATTGCCACGTAGGTACCCAATGTACTCGTCGTGATTGAGCATACCTTTAATAGCATCAATACACTCTATGCTACCAGTGTTGTAATGCTCTGGTCGGTGTACGTTGTCGTACTTGTAGTCTCCGTACACTGGGTGGTCGTTAGGCTCATTGTCAAGAGCATTAGTGTCTCTGTCTTTAATAGTCTTAAAACCCATCTTGTTCCACTCCTCTGGAGTAATGTTATCAATACTCATCTTGTTCTACCTCTACTTCATCTTCATCTACTTCGGCTTCAAACACCTGTAGACGGTTAATAAATTTATCTTCAAACCTATCCAGCAGCTCTTCAGAACTAATGTCCAGGGCTTCCAGTAAGTCTTCAGCGTCATAGCGTTTAAGGATACGCTCTATTACTTCATCCATTGTTAGTGACATGATCTACATACTCATCAACTGTGTAAAACTCAAAACCTTCCTTGTGGCACCACTGTCCCATCGTAATCTTAGAGCCTTTCCTGACCTTCTTGTTGGGGTCTGACAGGACAAAGATTAACTTGATTGGTTTAATACTATCACGTATTGATGTGTATTTCTGGGTGTCTCCTGCCCTAAAGAATCCTTTAGTCTCAATGTAGTCACCCGTCTTCTTGTCCACAAAGTCTGGCTTGTATTTCCTGTGCATCACGTATGGTACATCATATGGCTCATACAAGTAGCGTCTTTTAGGCGCTGACTGTGCAAAGCGTTTCTCTAAGCCTGACCTGTAGATGCTCTGCTTACGTGATCTCTTGGACTTTAGGCTCATTTACCACCTCCGTTAAGTATCGTGGCCCAGTAGAGTACAGGAATGTACGTAGCTTAGGGTAGCAAGCATGTTTGAAGTGACAGTAAGAGCAACCCATAGCCAGCTTCTTGTTACCGGACTTGCCGTCAGGCACTGTGTCATGGCACAAAGGTGGTGGTTCCTTCTGCTCTACCATCTCCTTCACATGGATGATACGCTCCTCTATGTCCTTCTTCAGCACTTCATAGACAGGAGCCTGCTTGTCCTCTAGGTCATACTTCAGGTAAGTCAAGTGACCGTTAGCTTTATCCATAGCCAGCCAGCCTACCTGTGTCTCACCTTCAGACCTAGCGTATCCCTTGATCTGATCTATGTACCCAAACGGATCATCAAAGGCAAGTGAAGCGTCTCTGAACTTCTTGAATCCGTAGCTACTGGCAGACTTAACGTCAGTCACTATGCCATCAATCTTGCAGTCCATGCTACCTGAGATACCTTGGACAGTAGCCTGTGCCTGCTCATGTGTCACTGTGTGCCCTGCTAGACGTACAAACAGTAGCAGCATTTCCTCAATGAGATGTCCGTACATGAACTTCACAAGGGTGTGTGGCTGCATCTTTTCCTTCGGCCCTACATTATTGTAGTGATTCCATAGGAACCTGTCAGTCTTGCCGATGTTAGACATACGCAGCTTACGTGCATCAAAGCTACCACGCTGGGTAAACTCCTTACGCATAAGATCCTTACATGCCTCACCAAAGTCATCAATGATCTGTTCAGCGTCTACTGAGCGATCAGGAGACTTGAACTTCACAAGATTGTATATGTCATCTATCAGGGTGTTAGTTGTTTTCATCAAAGTATCCATCTAGTATACGTTCAGCCACTGGTGCAGCAATTACAAACCACTCATTCTTATTGCCATGAGTTTTCCTTAGTAGCTCATGTATCTCACTCTCTGCTCTACGTCTATCCTTAGTGTCATAAGCCTTTATCAAGATGTAGTCCCTGTATGGGCTACCTGTCTGGAATTGCTTTAGTCTGTCTTCTGCGTCTATTGCCATGCCTATCTTAACCCAGCTAGGGTAAGCTGGACTATATAAGATGTACACTTGACCTTCCTTTGCAGTCTTGTAGTTACTCAGTGACTCAAACGCTGCATCACCGAAGGACTTGTAATTTCCAGGTCTGTGTAGAGGGTGTTTAACAGATATGTATTTACCGTTAACGTGCATTTGCTTTGGATTATTCCTATCATTCCTCTTTTTATTACAAGGTTTGCAAACATAGAACCTGCCTTTAGCAAGTCCTGAACTCCAGTTCTCTCCAAGCGTTAACTCTACTCCACAATCAATACAACTTTTAGTGTGTGTCTGCCCAACTACTTCCAACTTGGTACTCTCCTGTGAGTTTACAGTTGAGTCCCAGTTCAGTTCCTGCTGCTTCCAAGCAGGAGACTGCAAGTCTTCCGTACTTGTCTGCGTGATCTGATCTAACTTCCGCTTGTACTTCGTCATGGATGTTCCCCACAAAGTAATAGTCTAGTTTCCACATTGTAGCATATTCTTCCAGCAAACACATTGCTTTCTTCATAACAATTGCACCGGCACTTTGCAGTAAAGTATTGAGTGCAGAGTGTGCTGACCTAATATGTAACAACCTGCCGTCTAAGCCTTCAATAGTTCCTTGCTCTGACTCTCTGACAATTCTGTCTTTAAGATCTGCATATGCTGTGAGATTAGACATAAATCGTTCTCTAAGTGTTTTACCAGCAGCTCTGCCTGCTGAAGCCACGCTTCCAAGTTTTTCATCTCCTGCCCCGTAGAGAAGTGCGTAGATGAAAGTCTTTGCCTGATCTCTTGATTCAAGTCCTGCAAGGTGCTGGTTAGCAGTGTGGATGTCTCCGTTAATGACTTCATTTGTGTACTCCTTATCGTCCATGTAGTGGGCCAACATGCGTAGCTCAAGGCCACTAGCGTCAAACCCTACAAGTTTATAGCCTTCTCTGGCAACCCAACACTGTCGGCATTCCTTGCCATACGGTGAGTAGCTTGCCGGTACTTGGGCCAAGTTTGGTTTAGAATGTGTCATCCTACCAGTTACAGCACCGTTGGTGTTAACATAGCCATGCACTCTGTCGGTGTCTGGGTTAGCTTCATCTACCCATGACTGCACTTGAGCAACACGCTTTTGTAACATCAGGTACTCAGCGATCAACGCTGCCTGTGGTATGTCCTTCACTGTAGACAACACTGCTTCATCTACTACTGGCTGACCTGTAGGTGTTAGCTTTTCTGGCTCCCATCCAAAGTCAATCAGGTACTCACCTATCTGCTGTCTTGAGCCAAGGTTGAATGGCTTGAGTACCTGTCGCATGAATGGTTCTCTGTTGCCTGACTGCTGCACCTTTTGGTATTCATCGTCAGTGAGACCTACCTTAGACAGGCTGCCGTCCTTCTTGGTCTTTGGCACTACCTGCTTAACGTCAACCCACTTAGGCTTGAATACCTTGTGTACTTCATCCTCTACAACCAGCTTGCGCTCCTTCAGGGTAGCAAGCAAATCCATAGCATGTCTCATGTCCAAAAGCCAACCATTACGTATCTGCTTCTGCACAATCCACTGCGTCTCATGCTCAAGGGCAATAGACTCCTTGCTAAACTTGCGTAGCTCTAGCTGCATCTTGTTGTATGCCTTAGCTGTCACACGGACATCTTGGATACAATAAGCAACCATCTCATCGGACAGGCAAGTCCAATCACTGTGATCTCCTTTAGGGAATCCCAGGATTTCACCCCAGTTAGACAGCCTGTGGCCTCCTTCACGTTGTGGGTTAGCAAGACGGGAGAGCACTAATGTGTCCTCTACTCTGCTCTTGTCCACCGTGATGTTCCACAGTTTCTCTAGCACCGGCATGTCAAAGCCTATCAGGTTGTGCCCCACTACAGGGAAGTCACCTTCTAGCGCCTTTGCGAGGCTTTCACGGTCATAGTGTTCCTGTACCACATCGTCCTGCATAGTTACTGCTAACCATATGGTGTCAGGATCAAGACCGTTAGTCTCTATGTCCAAGAACATTGGTTTATAAGGCACTGTCTACATCCTTCGGCTTACTTGTCTCTGACATTCTACCAGTAAAGTTATCGTACTTCAGGTAGCAACATGCACCAGTGAGTCCAGAGTAACGGTTCTTGAGCACACGCACTGTTGTCGTGTTACGTCGTTCAGGGTTATCGTCCTGTTGATCACGCTCCAAACCAATGACCATATCAGACAATTGTGCTATAGCCTGCGAACCACGCAGTTCACTTAG